CACCACCCTGTGAAACACCATTAGGGTTAGAAACATAAATGTTATCACCTGCTTCATTAACCCTTCTAATTGTAAATTTACCGTCATTATTAGCTGAACTATGCCCAGTAAATTCAGCTTTTTCACCTACTATGTACTGTGTATCATTTAGGGCAGCAGAAAAAGCATAGACCCACCTAGTGCAGTCAGCAGTACCAGCAGGGGCACCTTGAGTAGCCCCACCTGAATACTTTAACCAAATGTTATTACCAGCCTGGTTAGTTTTATAAACTGTACGTGTACCATTATTACCACCATCAGTATGCCCAGCCATTATGACTTCTTCACCTGCTACTATGTCATCATCTACAGCAGCCAGGTAAGTAAATTCATAAAGTGATAAAGTACCTGTACCAGCAGCACCAATTTGTTCTACCCCAGCAGGGTTATTAACTAGAACAGAAGGTAGACCATCAAGGTTAAAATTTAATATTTGATATTCACCATTATTTACAGCATTAGTACAGCCTGCAAAGGTAATAAAATCATCAATTTCATAATCAACGTCTAACCCTACTGTACCTGAAAAGGTGTACAAAAAATTACCATCACCCATGTCAGCAATACTTTCAATATTTACACCTGCTTTAGGTTTAGTAATTAACTGTGTAGCTATTTGTGGGGTAGCCTGTGAAATAGCCTGTGTACTTATTGGTGTACCTAACCTACCTATAGCCTGGGTGATACCTGAATACTGTGCGGTTATTTTTTCAATAGCGTGCTGAAGTTCTTTATGTCTAAACACATCTACTTCTAGGTCACCGCTTAAACCGCCTTTTTCTAAGAAAAGTTTAGCCTGGGTAAAAGTCACGGCATTAGCTACTATACCACCGTCAAGGTGCTGACCGTAACCTAGATGAAGTGTTTCTTTAATTCTTTTAAGTCTGCCATTTACTCTAAAATTAAGAATGCCGCCTGAAGTAGCACCACCTATTTCACCGTCTAAATATTCCTGGTTAAGCCTTAAAGCGTCCATTAGTTGCTGGTCTATAGGGCTTTTTGCATCAGTTTGTGAAGGGGCTATAGGGTAGGGTAAAGCCATTATATTATTCCTTTAAAAGATTATTTGGTATGACTTAGAACCATCATTGAAGAAGCCTGAATTATCACCTATAAAGGCATACCTGGCTTTTTGTTCTTCATTAGCTTCATCATAGTCAGCCATTTTTAAAACAATGTCAGTACCTAAAACACTCACAAAGTCACTGGTAAAATTCACTACATTACCTACTATAGATTCTATTATGTTAATATCATCAGGTAAATAGCTGCCTATAGTAGGGTCACCGTCAACTATAGGACCATCTTTAAATAACTTAATTAAATACCCTACTTTTAGACATTCTGCATTATCTACTTCTACGCTTTTACTACTAATAACATTGGTTATTCTAGGGCTAGGAGCTATGAAGGCTATTCTAATACCTGTGTAAGAAGTAAAATCTAATTTAGTCTTGACTATAGCTTTTTTTAGGTCAATGGACCTACTCATAATTTCTAGTCTGTCTGAAAAACCTAATGTACCCCCCTGCTGCGGTAAGAACCTGTGAACTAATTGAACATTACCACCAATATCTAAAGTAGAAGCATCAAAATGTGAACTAACAGTTATAGACCCCCTGGCTGTAGATAATCTACCCAGTAATCTATTAGCACGGTCAGATACAATAGCCCCACCATTTAAAGCTGAAGTTACACCTTCAAATTTAAGTTTTAACGGCTTCTTTAACCCAAAGTTAGTTATACTTTCAGCATCTTCAAAAACCGTAAGACTTTCATATTTTTGTGTCGCTAGATTGAAGTCATAACTTACTTCTATTCTGTTCACTACTTTATTTTCATCTAGTGACCAGGTGGGTGTACCTTTAATACTGCTTTCATCTAGTATGGGTATTTCTTCTTCAAAGTCTACCTGATCTAAAAGGGCTAAACTTATTTTACCATTAATAGTTATAAGTCTGGTATTTGTAGCAGTTAAGGCTGTACGTTCTAAGAATTTAAGCATAGATGAATTATCATAAACATAATAATCATGCTGTTCACCTACAAAAAATTCATCACGTATTTCTTCAAAGGTAGTTATATCTACATCATCAGGTGAAATACCTAGACCACCATTTAATACATCATAGGTAGGGTCATTAGTGTTATCACCCTGGTCAGATAGCATTACCTGAAGCATTAGGTCTATAGGGTTAGTTAGTAGGGCTGGTGTAACTAAAAATACAGCTTCACCTACTTCATGTTCTTCAGCCGTAGTACCAAAAATACCCCTAGTTATATTTTCTAAGGTGTCATCAGTCTTACTGGTGTACGACATAAATTCACCTTCAATATTTAGAATACCTGAATTAGGGTACTGACTACCATCAGTTACATCTAAACTTAAGGTGGTATCTAACATGAAAGTTTGAAGGCTATCGTTTATGTTTAGGGCTTCTTCATCTACTAAACCAGTGACTTCTTTAGTTTTGATAGAATAACCATTTCTAGTTTTAGTTACTCTATTTACCCTGGTCCTAGCTATTTCTTTATAATCGGCTATATCAAATGAACCTGTTAAAAACCCTGTTCTAACCACACATTCTTTTTTAAGCCACTGGGTAGCGTCCTGCATGATAATAGTACTCATATTAGGGTCTTCATTATCTTCTTTAACTTTAAAGGAAAAGGTACCAATAGGTGTACTGACTTTTCTAATGTCAATAGTGACACCATTAACACGTGGGTCATCTACTACTAATTTATCACTATCAATTACTAAACCACTGTCAGGCTGTTTCATGGCATAATGAACACCGTCTACAGTAACTACTACATTTAGTTCTAAATCTTTTTTTACGGCTTCATCATTGTAACCCATTAGAATACCCTAGACATTGACAGTTTAAAGTCATATTCAAATTCACCAGGTGTGGCTGCTGGTATAGGTCTACTAATTTCTACACCCTTACCGTCAAGGGTAAATTCTTCATATTCAGCTTCATCAGAAGAAGGAAAATATTTAAAGGTAGCACCATACTTTGCTGTCTGTCTAAAAGTAATAAAATCATCTTTTACACTTTCAGATTGAAAAATAAATTCTACACCAAATGTTTTAAGGGTGTAGTTAAACTGCGTTTGTGGTGTACCATTGTTTGACCTGGTAACTACTTTATTATCTTTATAACTTTCACCAAAGGGGTCACCTTCAGGGGGGCTATCAAAGGTTAAAACTAAAGGGGTGCCTGTACCCCTTTGTGTGTACTCTATTTTAGGAATGAAGTTGATAAGACACCCCCTTAAGTGCTTTTTTAGCAGTTAGTAATGACTTAAAAGTACCTATATATTTTCTTCTAGGTTTAGTTAAAATTACTTGATAGCCTGTACTTACTTTATAAATATTTTTATGTTTTGTATTTACATATTCATTTCTTTTATTTTTATTTTGTTCTTTTCTACTGGACCATTTACAATTTTCAGGGCAATAGTGACCGTCATTATCAATTCTATCAAGTGAATACCCTTTAGGTTTTTTACCCATGTCTTTAACAAATAACCAGAAGTCACCTAACCATCTATTACAAACTTCAATACCCCTACCGCCATAATTTATGTATTCAGGTCTACTTTCAACGTAGCATCTACGTTTCATGTCATTCCAAGTACTGTACAGTGGGTGCCTAGACTGGTTACCTTTGAAGTTCATTTATGCTACCTCACTGGCTGTCAGCCTTTTATTACCAAATTCTACACGGTCATTTATTAAATCAATAGTTTCATCTACCATTTCTTCATTCATGAACATAGGGTTATTGATGGTTATATTATTACCACCGCCTAAATTACCCTGGTCTACAGCCCTAAAAAGGTTTTGCTGCTGTCTTCTATTAAATATAGCTTCACCACCATTTACATTAGCAGTTAGCTGGTCACCTGACTGACTAGAGCCTTCTACGATACCACCGCTTTGAAAGTTACCAGCAGAAGGCGGTTTAGCACTAGCAATTTTAGCAATATTGATAGCACCAGCAGCCCCTACAGCCGCAGCCGCAGCAAAGTTAAAAGGTGGTGGGAATGCAGCCAGGGCTTTGGTAACACCTTCAGCCACATTTATACCGGCTAAAGCCAGTGAACTAGCTTTACCAATAGCAAAAAGGGCACTATTAGAAGACTGACTTAGGGTAGAAATAGTTTGAAGTGTAGACTTCTGCGCAGCTATCTTTTCACGGTTACTTAAATCTTCAAACTGACGTAAAGAAAAAATACTAGCTTTTTCTTCTGTCCTGGCTTTATCTCTTAGTTTCTTAAGTTCTTTTTGTCTTTTACCTTCATCTTCAATGTTTTTAATTCTATTTAGTTCACGTAGCGTTCGTTCTTTACCTAAGTTTTTAGCTAAAAACTTAAATTCTTCTTCCTGGGCTAATTCTTTTTCTAGTTTAGCCTGTTCTTCTAGTTCTTTTTCTTCTTCACGTTGTGCAGCTTTAAGTTCTTGAATAGCTTCAAATTTAACTGTTTCAGTTTCTAGTGCTGCTTCTAATTCTTTTTCAGCTTTTTCTTTATCTTTTTCTTTTTGTTCTTCACGTCTAGCATCTTCAGCAGCTACCTGTGCTTCACGTCCTGCTTCAATCTTTTTTCTAAAGTCTTCAGCTACATTAAAACGTTTTTCTTCTTCAGCTTGAATTTTAAGTGTAGCCTGCTGGTTAGCTATAACTGCCTGGTCTAACACTTGAATATTTTTTCTTAAACCTTCTTCCTGCTGTTTAAGATTTTCTAAATGGTCACTTTCACCTGTAAATTCAGCTAGTGCCTGTCTAGCACTGTTTACTGATAATAAAAATTCATTCCAGGCTTTAGCCGTATTCAAAGCCCCTGCGGCAATAAAGTTAAAAAACTGATCTACTTCACTGGCTGCTGAATTAAAGAATTGAAAAGCACTAATAATACCATCTACCGCATCTACTAGAAGTAGGACACCCTGACCGCCTACAAATTCATTAATGGCTTTTAGACCATCACTTAATGGTTCTTCAAAATTAGTAAGTATAGCTGTAGGAAAGTTTTTAAGTTGGTTAACTAGTTTGTCAAATTGAAAAGCAGCACTGTCAGTAATTACGGCTAGTGCTTTATCAGTAGCCCCTGTAGCTGCCCCTGTATTTTCTAAAATTCTAACAAAGTCATCAAAGTTACCTGATGTAATTTGAATAGCTGCGCCTAACGCCCTTACATTAGGGAATAGTTTAGCTAGTTCAGCTTCACTGCCGCCTGTGGCATCTTTAATTTCTTTTAGAACATTTACAAAGCCTTTTTGCTTAATGGCTGCTGTAGAAAAGTCAATACCTAGTTTTTTAGCAGCCTGTGAAGCCTGTTCAGCAGGTTTAATAATTGAAGTTAATAATGCCCTAATACCTGTGGCTGCTTCAGCAGTACTAACACCTGATTTAGTTAAGAATGCTAGGGTACCACCTAGTTCAGAAAATTCTACCCCTGCGGCTGCGGCTAAAGGTGCTACTGTACCTATACTACTAGATAATTCACCGAAAGTAGTTATACCTTCTTTAACAGTAGTAAATAATATATCACTGGCTTCATTGGCTGTTAGTCCTGACTGGGCATAACTATTAACTGAGGCTACTAAAACCCTGGCACTAGTATCAATATCTACTAGCCCTGCCACGGCTGCTTTATTAGCAGTTTCTAAAACATTTAACTGCTTTGCCGTGCCCTGTACACCTGCTGATACAATGTTATAAAATGCACGTGCCTGTTTTTGAGCTTCACCACCAAATTCATTAGACAGCCCTACTAACTGCTGTTTAAGTGCTAAAGTTTCAGCCGCAGTTCTAGGTGCAATAGAGTTAATTTCTGCTACAGCTTTACCAAAATCTAAAGCTGATTTTGCACCGTCTTGAAAAGCAGTACTTACTAACTGTACTGACTTAAGTACAGCCTGGGCACCTAAGTTACCCACAAAACTACCTAGTGCTACGTCCATTGATTTAATAGACTGGGTACCTGTTTTACCTAAATCTTTTACACCTTTATTTAATGCAGTTAAGGTTCGTAAGGCATCTTTACCTTCTAGCTCAATGGCTACACTTATAGTATTAGGCACGTTAAACTTCCTTATTTAGCGTTCTTTTTTGTAAATTCATTCCTTCTACGGTGAAACATGTCAAATATTTCTATCATTTTATTTGGCTGGTCACCTAAAGTACCTTCAAATGGTAGCCCACCTTTTTCATAATGTAGAAAAGCATCTACAATAAAATCAATGGGTACCGTGTGGTTACCTATACAGTTATTGTATCTAATATTTTCTAGCCTGTAACTTTTAGTTTTTAGATCAAAGCAGCCTTTAGATTGACGTTTACGGTCTGACTTACCCTGCATTTTTGCTGATTTACCATACTGCATTATACAGGTACCACAGTCAAACGCTTTAGGGTCTAAACGTGATTCTATAGAAGCCAATAAAATAGCTGTTTCACTGATAGTTAAGTAACTTTCAGCCTCTATTCTGTAGCTTACATAGTCCCAAATAGTAGCCACTTCATAGAGGCTTACTACTTTTTTGTAACACCCTTAAGTTCACTAGGGGGTATTACTTCTACACCTTCAATTTTTTTCTGTGTAAGGGGGTGTACAATTTCAGTAGGCATAACTGAACCTGATAAAGCCCTGGCTGAATATTGAAGATTATCTGATAGTACAGTAGCTAAAAGTTCATCTACACAGTCATCAGTTAATTCAGTCTTTTTAGCATCTTCAAACTTAAGGGCATAGGCATTACCATTTTCATCAGTTAGCCCTGACACGGCTTTTAAACCATGCTTTAGATTGAAGAACACCTGTAAAGCCGCATCTATTTGAAGCTGCCCTTTTTCTACACTAGTTACTAGTGATGTAATTTTTGCTTTAGTTTTATAGTCTAATTGTTTCAAGTCAAAACTAATCTTTTCTTCTTCATGTGAAATTTCAATTCTAAAAATTCTGCCCATAGGGCTTACTACAATAGCCATTTTGTTATTCTCCTATAAAGTAAAAGGGGTACTAAAATTGTACCCCTTAACTATAGAAAAAATATATTGTTATTACAAGCTTAGATAAATGCTAGAAATACCGAATCATTACCGTTAGACTTATACGCCTGTCCACTAATTGCATCAGTTAAAATACCATCTTCATCACCTGTAGTAATTTCAGTACTTCTACAGTTAGGCATATAAAAAGCTACAATTTCTAAGTGTTCATCTTTAGAAGTAGCACCTGGGTTATGTGAAGAACCAAAGATACTAAAAGCAGTGTTTTTATCAAATTTTTCAAACTGTTCTACATCGTCATCTTCCATGTACGGATTAGCTGAAAATGTAGTAACTAGTTCAGTAATACGTGAACTAATTTTACCCTGGCATGAAGCCGTAGAAGTTAAAAACCCTAGGGTGTTAGTCATGGTCATACCAAAGTTATTAAGTACTAATTCTACATCGTCCTGGTAAATTTTAGAACAAAGTACTACAGGTGGTAGTGAGCTATCAAATTCTGAAGCAAAAAGTGGTGTACCTACTTCACGTTCATAGTTCAGACCTTCCATAGCAAAGGTAACCTGTGGTAACTGCCCTGTACTGAAGTTAGAAATTTCAGCAGAAGTTACTCGCATACCAATAGCTTTTTCACGAATCTGACCACCTAGATAGTTTGTAACTGAAACAGTAGGGGCACCTGACTGGTGAAAATACATAGTAACTGGTGCTACTTCTACATTATCAGAAGGGGCTGCACCCATTGGTACTAATAGGTCAATGTAGTTATCGCCTGGTGTTTCAGACTTACCAGTGATAGGGCTAACATGATCTTCAGCACCACTTTCAGCAAATTCTTTAATTTTTACAATGTCATGAATTTTATATTTAGCACCATCACCATCAGCTAACTGAATACGTGATACTGTGTGACCAGTATCAGAAATAGTAGAAGTGATGACACGTTTACCACCTAACATGGCTTCATAAAGGTCATTAGCTTCAGGTGCATCACCTTCTGCTGAACCTGCACGGTATTCAATAGGAATAGAACCAGCCATAGACTTTTGACCTACCCTAGCAGGTACTTTTTCTACAGTAGCAGTTCTATTATTCCTTTCAAGTAATTCTTTTGAAGGTGTAAATTCTAAACCGTCACTTAAAACTTCCAGGGCACTAGCACCTTCAGTTTCAGCAACGTATTCACCTTCTGTTACTTCTTTTTCTACGTAAACGCTGCCTTCATCAGCTACTAAACCATAACCCATCTTATCCTTCCTTAGTTAGTTATTCCTATATTGATATTGTATTACAAAATTAGCCCTTAAGGCTGCTACTGAATTATCTTCATTAAATTCAGGGTCATCTATAGCCAGCCCACTAATTAATAGTACTCTATTGCCTGGGGTGGGTAAAGCTAACTTACTTTTTTGAAGTTCTTTAAGGGTACCCTGAATTTTATTATACATGCCCATTAGTGTACTATTTTGCACCACATCACAATCTTTATTCTGAAAATCATCAGTTAGAATTAGCTGATAATTATGGTTCATTGTAGTGAAGCCCATAGCCCTACCTTCAGCAAAGGTAGCAGAACCAGGTATAAAGCCAAAGCGGTTAGTGTAGCCCCTATCAGAATTTAGATTTATGTCATATTCATAGTCTAGCTGTTTACCGTTGTCAGTTAGTCCTGGCAGCAAAGCCTTAATAGCTGTCTGAATTTCTTCTACTATACCCATGTTAAATTAGTCCCAGTATCACCCATATTTTCTTCTTCATTTTCTTCACCATCGTCATTGGTGTCAATCCTAAGCATGAAGACATTCAAAGCTTCATCAGCACGTTTATCATGCCTTAACCCTGCCCTTTCCCACTTATCATCATTTTCATCAGATAGTTCATCTAAGTAAATATAGGATAGTGCAAAGAACTTAGAAGCTTCACGTAACTGAAAAGGGTCAAATAAATCAAACTGTGTAAGGTCAGAAAAGTCAAGGCTATCTTCTTTTTCACCAGTGAAAAGTACATTAGGTTCATCACCATTAGCCTGTTTAACCTTACGGTGTCCTAAATTTCTAAACTGCTGAATAATATGCTTTCTAGCAGCTTCATGTTTTTCAATCCAAGGTTCATCATTGTTATGTTTAGAAACTATATTAGACCTGATACCCACTAAATCAATATCATTACTAAAAAGTACATTCACACCGTTTAGTTCTGTTTCAGGGGTTAAGTCATCAGGTGCAGAAATTCTAATATAGTAATTTTCATCACCATCTATTTCTACTGGTGCCCAGTCACCTGGTCTGTTCCAATACATAAAACCTGACTTAATAAAGTCTTCAGTTTCATCTACTATATCAGGTAAAGCTACCCAGGCAGCACCATTATAATATTCAAATACCAGGCTAGTAGCCACAGCATTCAATACTTTGAAGTCAATATAAAACTGCCTAAATGCTTTGTAATATCCTACGTGCATGTACTGACCAGCAGTTAAAGCCATAGGTACTGAAGGGGTGGTGTAATCTTTTACCCTAACAGACACATCATCTAGGTTTAATTTTACTGTGTAAAAGTCTTGACGTTTCATAGTTTCATTTTCCTACTATCAAATAAGACTGTAAACAGTTCTTTATCTGATAAAAAAGTACTAGAATCATAAACAGCCTTACCCTTGACTATTTCATTTTTCTTATAATTAAGTTCAGGTCTTAAAGCCTTAAACACACTTACTATATTTTCAAAACAGTATAGGGCTTTTTTGCCATGTTCAAAAAGGTAATCATAGGGTACCCCTAAGAACTTAACAGCTTCACCTGTTAGTAGTGTTTTATCAGTTTCAGTTAAGAAGTTAGGCTTTAGCACTATCACTACATCTTTAGTGGTTAAGAATGTTACCAGGTCAGTTTTAACAACACCACTACCTACAGCTTCAGTCACATAACAAATGTCATCAGTAGTTTTGCCTATATAAATGGCACCGTGCTTAACACTTACTGGGTTTATTAAGTTAGACAGTTCACCATAGGTAGTGGTAAGTAGTACCGTCCCTGGTTCTACTTTTTCCCTTATTGTATAGTAGAATTTTCCATTTATTAGTTTACGTGACCACGGTGAATGTATTTTACCTACCCACTTTATGAAGGGGGTAGTTTTTCTAAGTATGAATTTATAAAAACTACTTAACATAATTAAGCCACCAGGTGTAGGTCATGGTTCACATAGACCATTTTATCATTTTCAGTATTATTGGTGTACTTAACCCTAATTATCATGCCTGAATAAATAGTGGCTTCATAGGGTAGTACTTTTTTTAATTCTTTAGACATATTCCAGGTGTCACCAAACTGGTCTAATACATGACTAGGTACACCTGAATAACTACCAGCAGCCGTGTCTACAATTTGAAGCTGTACTTCATCACCATAGTCACCATTTAATACTTCAATACCATTAAATCTAAAAGTGCCTGCTGGAATAGCATAGTCAATATTAGTAGCTTCACCTTTAGGGCATAACAGCTTTACACCCTTACCCCTAAAGTGGTTTTTACCTTTAGAAGCAAAGGGGGCTATTACTACTTCATCACCTATTTTACCATTAGCTGAAGCCTTTAAATTTTCTTCATAATCTTTTTCATTCTTAGGTGCCAGGTGGTGTGTATAGTAAAGTGGACCATCAATAGCTATAAGTCTAATACGTTTATCTTTAACATAACTAAAGTGTTTCAGACCTTTGGTAGAAATATTAGCTTTAAATTCTGAATAGTCACTTAACTTAATTTCAATCATTACGGATTAATCCTAAAAACTTCAATAGAAAAAACAGCCCCACCTGTTAGTATTCTTACTTGTGAGTCTTCTGCTGCCTGTAATTGGATTGTAAAAATATCACCATTAGAACATTCTGCAAAAACACTTGCCCCTAGTTGTGCCTGCCTGTCATTATCTGATTTATCAGCAGTTAAACCTAAATAAGTAGCCTGCGGCAAAGCTGTTCCATTTTTTAAAACCCTAGCGTCAAAACCCCTATCATTAGAAGCTGTATCTACTACTAGTGATAGATTAAATTTTACATACCCAGCAAAATCTACTCTAAAATTAGTGTTACTTGTTTTAGTAAAAAGACTATTAGGAAAAGAATCTCTATTTACTTGAAAAGCTAGTGTGGTCCAGCCGCTACCTACATCAGCATTCTGTGTATTATTATTCTGGTATTGGAGAAAGCCTTTTTGATTAGATTCATTAATAACATTACCTAAACCTACCTGGTTTTTAGTTACGTTATGTGGGTTACCATTATCATTTATATGTGTAGTTAAATTACCCTGCACTACAGCATCAGCCGCACCCTGGGCTGTACTCACTGGTTTATTAACATCACTAGTATTATCCACATTACCTAAACCTACCTGGTTTTTAGTTACGTTATGTGGGTTAGTAGTGTCATTTACATGGTTAGTAAGATCGGTTGAGCTAGCTTTATCATCTAAAGCAGCCTGGGTAGCTATACTAACTGGTTTATCAGCATCACTAGTGTCATCTACTTCAGCTAAACCTACCTGTGCCTTAGTAACAGCATGTGGGTTATTAGTTAGATTAGCATGGGCATCTACTTTAGCCTGTGCTTCAGCACTAGTTTCATACTGTGGGTGGGGGTCAATTTCAGCTTTATGGTCAGTAATAGCCTGAACATCAGCAGCAGCCTGGGCAGTACTAACAGGTTTATCAATGTCAGCAGTATTATCAGCATTACCTAACCCTACCTGGGCTTTAGTAACAGCATGTGGGTTATCAGTTTGACTTCTATGTGTAGTAGAAGCTGCTACATCAGGGTGGTTTTTAACAGCATTTTCTACAGTAATTTTTTTAGTAGTCTTAGGTGCTACACTATCATCTACTATAACTAGTACATCAGCATCATCTACTATCAGTAGTTCATCTAAGTCAGTTATTTTTGCATCAGCCATAATTATATTCCTTTACGGTGTTAAGCCCTGTGTTCTTAAAGCACCCACACCATCTTCTAATAAAATGTTATCACCATTTTCCTGTAGTAGAAAAAATTCAGCAGGTCTTTTATAAATAGTAAAATTTTCCTGTGAAATTAAATCTAGTACAATTTGAAACTGTGCCACACCGTCAAGTTCATAGGTTAAAATGTTTAACCCTTCATTACCTTCACCACCTACACCGTACATAATACAGTCAAATTCAGCACCTACTAAAAGACCTGAACTATTGGTTAGATTGAAAAGGGTATTAAGTGAAATGTCTTCTTTTTTCTGGTGGGTGAATAGAGGGGCACTATCTGAATTACCTACACGTACAGCGATTTCATCTAAAACAGTTTTAAGAAATTTAGCCTGTTCTAAATCTTCATGTGCCACAGTGGACTTTGTACTTTTATCGTAGTCTTCAAAACTCACTTAGTACCTACTGGTTTTTCTTTTTAGTGGTCTTCTTTTTAGTTTTTTTAACAGGCTTTTCACCTTCTGGTAGTCTGTCTACCTTCTGCACGTCTAAAAAGTACCATGCTACAATTTTACCACCCCTAGGGTATATAGTCATTACTTCTAACTTTTCACCAATATTAAGGCTAATGTCAGCTAGTCTTTTTCTAAGACGTTCTTCAGTGGTATCACTTACAAAATTTGGTAATCTTTTTCCATACCATGACATAACTTAATTCTCCCTTAAAACAAAAAAGGGTGGGTATTACCCCACCCCTATTTCTTAAACCTATCGTTTCAGTTTAATTAAGCGTTGTCACCTACAGAAGATGAAGACTTACAAAGCACTAGGGCTTCATTATCAATAATCTTATAGTTGAAACACCCTAGCCAGCCCATGTTTACAAAACGGTTAAGCTTGTCAAATGGTCCAGTGGCTACCATGGCAATATCAGCCGAAACTGCTTCACCTAGTGCATTAAAACCAATAGCATAACTGTTATAAACATCAGTAGTACCATCACCAGCATCAGCTAGGATAGTTGAAAGGTTATCTCTAATAACTCTAAACCCTTTGTACATACCTACTTCATTTCTAAGAAGTGCTTCAGGTAGTGCATATTTGTGGGCATCAATCCAAGAGTTAGCACCTGACTGTTCACGAATGTCATGAATAACATCATCATGTGCAATAAAGAAATAGTCACCACCAGCTAGACCAGGTACGTTTTTACGTGCAAGCTTATTAAAAGCTTTACCCATAGTAGAACCGTCCATAGTATCGCCTACTAAAATTTCAGCATCAGTAGCATAACCACCAACACGTAAAATTTGAGTACCAGCATCTAGGGCTAATGTGGCTAGTTTGTTACGTGACCTACCAGCATTGATACCTACCAGTCTAGCAGCAGCACGGTCTACCATACCACCTGTCTGAAGGTTAGCTAGTTTAGTAGTTGTAACTACCTTACCATATTCCTGTGGTGTAATTACCACTTTAGAATCACTTAGTGATTCACTATCTACGTCTTCACGTTCATTAAGTGGTGTGATAGCTAGACCTAGCTGGTCATACTTTGGTAGTGAAATTGATTCTGCACCAATGTCACGTTTTAAAGTTGAAAATTGAGAGGCAACACCCTGTTCAGTAAACGCTAGTCTGAACTCAGTATCAAATTCCTGTCTAATGGAATCATCAACTTCTGCTGTGCCTGTAAGATTAACTGTGAAATCAGCCATTTTTACATTCCTTTGTTATAGTTAATAAATCATTTTATTAAACTTTTTAAAACCAGTACTTAAATTCTAACGATGTGACATGAAGCTGTCTATAGGTTTACCGTATTTTTTATAAACCTTTAGTTGTTCAGCCCTTGACGTAACCAGTTTAAGTTCAGCCCTAAATTTTTCTTCATCAGATTTACCTGCATTAGGGTCATGTCCTTCTTCACCTGGACCTGGGGGCTTACCACCACCTTCACCTTCTGGCATTTTCTTTTTACCAAAAAGATAGGCATGTGTTTCACGTACTTTAGTCACATATTCTTCAACACCATCTACACTTAGTTCATCTTCATTTAATTTCAGAAGTTCTTTATGTTCAGCTACCCTAAGAACCATGTCAATGTCATGGGCATCTTTAGCTACTTTAGCTACTTCAGTCCTAACTTTTTCCTTCATGGCTGTCTTAGTTCTAAGCTTAACCTTTTCTTCAAGTTCAGCTTTTTCTTTACGCTCCTGCAATAAAAGTTCGTTCAGCTTACCTTCTTCTTCAAGTTTGGCTTTTTCGGCTTCACTAATTTTACCTAGGGCTTCTTCAGCTTTTTCTTTGTTCTTCTTACTTTCTTCTAAAAGCCTAGCGTTTGTACTTTCTAAAGCCTTCGCTTTTTCCTGTGCATCTTGAAATGCTTTTAGTTCTTCATCACTAATTTCTGGCATTGTTACCTTCCTGTGGTGTTCACCACTGAAGCGGTCGGGTGTTCACCCTTCCTAGTTATTATTATAGAAGTGAAAATTCTACTGTCCAGAAAATTGTTTAGCAACATAATCAGCCGCCTTTTTTAGTTCAGTAAATATAACCCCTTCTATTCTGTTATTAAACCTTTCACCCCTACGTGTGGGTAAAAGTCTTCTAATTACTTTAGATTTTCCTGCACCTAGTCGATTATGAATATCAGCTAATTTATTTTTAAACTGGGTTACCATCCTGAAATTAGATAAAAACCCACCCTTGGTAAAAACTTTAAGTGATTTATGTAATTTTCCTGAATGCCTTAGATTGACAGGGCTTATTTGTTTTGTAGGGTTAGATTCTTTATGGAAGTTACTATTATATTTAGTAATTAACTTCTGTACATTTTCATCACTGGCTTTACGTTTCTTATTAACCCTTCTTCTAAAAGCTTCAGTACTTTTACTAGAAACTAACCCTTTCCTAAGCTTTGTACTCAACCCTACCCTGACTATCTTACCGTTCTTCATGAAGTACGCCGCTTTATTCTGTATAACGTCTTTATAGCTTTGACTATACTTCTTCCATTTACCCCCACCCTTGACAGGGCTTATTCCTTTTATCATGTCCTGAACTATAGCCTGCTTTACTTTTTTAGTGCCCCTACGACTAAACTCTTTTCTAGTCTGTGCTACTAAACCTTCTTTATTAGCAGGGTCTAATAACTTCTGAAATTTTTTAGGGGTAGTAATTTTAAAAGGCATTAGAAAATACCCCTACGTTCAAAGGCTTCTTCTAATAAGTCTTCTATTACATCATCTCTAAAGAAGTCTTGGGTAGCATCATTTCTAACTGTAGATGATTCTCTAATGTCTGTAGTACCTTGAAAAAGGTCATCATCTTCTGTTAGGTCTTGACGACTAGGTGGGGCTGTTCTTTTAAAGTCTTCTATTATTCTTTTAATACCGGTAGTAATTGAATTATCAAATTTCTGACCATTACCAGGTATATACCTGCGCTTTGGGTGTCCTGACTGTTTAGCCCAGGCTTTAGCCTTACTGGTAATTTGATTATGACCATCAGACTTTGGTACCTGGTCACCTTCATGCCCGTACTTAATAAAAGAACCTACTGAAGGTGTACTTATAAGGCTGTCTTTAAGATCACCTTCTAATTCTAAATCTGATGTTCTTCTACCACCCTTTTCTTTTCTAGCATATTCAGGGTTTAATATTCTAAAACGCCCTTCACCAGCTACAGGGCTTTGACCATTTGCTACCTGTCTTAAAGTCTGTTCTAAAAGATATTCAGCTACTTCAGCTTTGGCACTAGCCTTTTCCTGGTCAGGTACTTCTTTAAGACCATATTCATCTAAGTCTAAATAATGTAGTAGCCTGGTGTTACCATTGGCTTCAGTCCTACTAGCCATGTGTTACCTATTCTACAAAACTGTGTTCAGTTATTTGGTGGTCCTTCTGATTACACTTTAAATACATAAACATAGTTTCAGCACTAGCTTTATCATAAAACTTTACCGCTTTATAAATGTCTGTGGTCTGTGCCTTGTCAAAAAGTACATACGTACCTGTAGAACCATTACCTTTATTAGTTTCTATTACATAAAAAACATCATTCATAATTACCCCTTATTCTTCTTCAGGCTGTGGCGGTAAACTATCTTCATCATCTTCTTCACCTGGTTCAGTGAAGGGTGAATTAGCTGCCATTTCTTCAAGTTTAGCTTTCTTTTCTTCAGTAATTTCTTCTTCACGTTCTTTAGCCTGTTCTTCAGTTAAGTTAGGGTTTAGAACCATGTGCTTTTCATGTGAAAGGCTTAAACCATTTTCATCATCAAATTTAATATTTTCACGTACTTCTTTATCAGTAATAAGAACTTTAGGCTTTTCAAAATGAACTTCAATCTTTTCAGACTTCTTAAAGGTCTGCTGGTTCATGGCTTCTTCATGTGCCTTAACACTTAAAAATATATCCTGTTCAATAGATGTGCTGTATAGACCCTGGTTATCTTCTACCCTGTCCTGTACATCGGCTTCACTAATAAGCCTATCAAAACCACTACTAAACTTTTCAGCCCCACCTTCAATGGTGCCTTTAGCTTTAATACCTTCATCATCTAAAATATTAGATAGGTCAAACTTAAGTACATCTAACTGACCAGCCAGGTCAGGTGAAGCACTAATATATTCAGCCGTAGTTTCAGGTGCATCAGGTTTTTTACTTTGCGGTAGTCCTATAGCTGTGTGCATGCCCATGTGAATTTCTTTTTGTTTTTGACCGTCAGGGTATTTTAGCACTAACTGTCCATGTCCTTGTGCTGCTGAAGCTGTCTTTAAATCAGAAAAAGAAACATTCCAGGCTATTGATGTTTTAGCCAGGTCAGATTTAACTGGGTAGTCTACTGATGTATCAGCCTGAAGATAGCCCCCTGGTAATCTACCTAGTGGGTTAGCACGTTGAATATTAAAGTTAATAGTCATATTAGTGTCATTATCATCATTACCATGACCTTTAGCACGTTTAACTGTTACTTCAGCAAATTTGTTAGGTGTCCATATTCTATAGATAGTAGTTTGTGCTGATGTATCAGATTGACTTTCACTAATTGTTTGTTCGATACCGTCGGACCTACCTGCTAAACGTGTAATAGTATTTTCAGGATAGGACATAATTAGTATTAGCGGTTCACCACTTACTTGACATCGAACTAAGTCATATTCATAGGGTGCTAATGCCTGAAGCACGTACTTACCTTCTTCTAATGGTATGTCATGTTTATCTTTAGGTTCGCTAGGGTTTTGAAAAGTAAGCCACATGAATACATATTTATGTAGGTTAAATAGTTCATCAGCTTCTTTAAATGATCTATGAAAATTATATTCATCATAGATGTTATTTAGTTCTTGAGTTTCGGTATCATCTTCTAATTTTCTAATAGGCGTTTGTTTATAGGCTTTACTAACCTTTTCTACAATTTTTTTAGCTATCTTAATGTTACCTTTTCTAAACTTAGTATGGGTCTTAGGATAAAGCGTAGCTAATTCTTTTTCTACGTATTCTAATTGATTATCATTTTTTACCTGGAATGCCTGCCAGGCATCACGCTTACGTCTTCTATTTTGTTCATTATCTATTTCAGCTACTATTCTACGTAGATGGTCAGTGTTATGAATATCTATCTGACGTGCTGGTAATTGACTAACTGGCATTTTAACAATCCTTTGTTATAAAAATTCTATTTCTTCTTCATCGTCCATTTCATACGCTATACACCAATGAATGCCATAGGTAGAAGCGTTTGACATATCCTGCCCTTCAGTAGTTTGATCTTCTATGTAGCCTGCATTTTCTTTTAGCCTAGTTTGTAAAAAGCCTTTTCTGACCAGTTCACATTTTTCAGCTATGGCTACACTTACCTGACCATCAGCATTTTTTAGCTGTCCATTAGCTATGTTATGCCTTTCACGCACAGGTGGGTTTTGACCATTACTAGGTACTTCTATTTCATAGTTTAACTTCTGACCGTCTTTACGTCTATAATTGGCTAGATACTTTTCTATTATCTCATAATCTGAATACTTAGATTTAGAAGAACCTGACTTACCTGTGGCATCACCATGTACTATTATGGTCGGGTTATGCGGTAAATCAAAATAACCTTTACCCTGCCATTCTTCACATACGTCTTCTGTCCTGGCACCTTCTACAGCTACTTCATCTAAAAACCTAAACCGCATAGTACTTAAAGTTTTGTTTCTAGCTTTAGGGAAAAATTGCATGCAGGTACTTGACATTGGTTTATTCTTAGAAATATTGAAGTCAAAACACAAACGTAAAGGTAGCTGTTTATCTACAGGTATTTCTTTTACTACATGTATGTCTTCATCATATTGGTGGTAGATAACATCAGTGCTAATGAATATCCACTTACCCATTAACATACGTTCAATCATTTTAGCATCATACCTTTTACGTAGACCTTTAATGTATGAAGGCTTTAGAAAAGGGTTTTGTTCTGTCAATGAATAGTAGGTGTGAATATTTGTTATACCATCTTCATCTTCTTTACGTGCTACATAGCTACACTTAGGGTCTACTTTACTACCTTCAATGAAGAAGCTGTGGCAGGGGTGTGAAGGGTCATCAGGGTTAGTCATCATGACTACTAGATTTTCTTCAATGTGTGGTAGACGTTCTACACGTCCTATAGCCTCGTCCCAAAACTCCCAGTCACGTTTATCATTTTCAGTGCCTTCTTCTATTAACAGCATTGATAGTTCTAATGACCTGAACTTTTTAAATTTTCTGTCAGCCCATGACCTACTTATTATCTCACTACCATTAGCAAACTTAATATAACCATTTTCATGCCTTACCCAGTAGTCCTTTTTTTCAGTGTAGGTACCGTGTAGCATTTCAAGTATTTTAGTAAAGATGGTGTCTTTAAGGTCAGGTAGGGCTTTACGTCCTAAACACACCCTAGCACCTGGGTACTTAGTTACATGTCTTATAGCCAGGGCAGCACCTTCAATACTTTTTGCACTACCTACTGAACCTGACATTAAAATATAATGAACACCTGTACTGAAGTCAAAGTTATGTTCTACATCATGCCAAAGCCTATACTGCCAGGGAATATATTTAGGGTTAAACTCATGAAAAGAAGGTGTAGACGTTTTAGTTATTAACGCTTTTTTACTAGACATTATTCAGAACACCTTCAGGGTCTAGCTGGGTATAAAGTGTTCTACCTGATTTAGTAGGCTTTAAGAACTTTAAAACAAAGTCACCCACATAGATGAATGCAGGGTAGATAGGTTTAAAATGATTATAGGTATCTAGTACAAACTGATGATTTATAATACACCAGGTACCGTCAAGCTTTTTAACACCTATAGCTTCTAACTTACTTTGTACTTCATTCATGGTCATCACCCTTGATGTTATTACACTTCCAATGTGCTAACTGAAGATTTTCTTTTTTATCTTCACCCCCCTTACCCAGGGGTAGAATGTGGTCAAGTGTAGACCTTTTTAAGCCTGGTAAATCTTTACCACATATTCCACACTTTTTACTTTCATTCCATAGCTGCTGCTTTATGTGCCTTTTCTGTGTTTTAGTTAATATAAGTTTATCTACACGTGCTTTACCCATTTCATTCTTCTGGTTCATCACCACCCCTGGCATCTACTTCAGCAGGGTCTTCATCACAGCTAAAAGCTAATGATAGGTTACGTGTAGGTTCATCACCTGTTACTTCTACTTCTCTTTTTTCCTTCCAATTAGCAGGGTCTTTATTACCTAGATAATATTTAGCTGCTGTTTCAGAAGGTGGGTAATGTTTAATTACATCACGTGTTTTTATCACACCACTTTTAGTCATGTGTACTTTAGTTTCTTTATGTGAATAACCTGTAGCACGTTCATACAAAGCACGTTCTACATCAGCTATCTTTTCTTCTTTGGTCTTCTCTAGTGGCTGTAGAAGTTCAGGACAGAAGTTAGTCAGCCAGTTATAGAATGTCTTTTCACAAACACCTAATAATTCAGCTATTTCTATATTTGTTTTTCCACGTGCTGCCAGGTTTAGAATTACAGGCTTTAGTTCTGGTGAATATTTTGAATTAGCCGCAGGTTTTTTAGGTGTGGCTTTTTTAGCTACCTTTTTTGTAGCTTTAGTTACTTTTTTAGTAGCCTTCTTTTTGGCTGTTTTTTTAGTCGTCCTGGTGACCATATTTTTCTTCCATGTCAATGACTTATTTTAGTGTAACCGTAAAATTATTCTAGTTCAATGAAGCCTTCACGCACGTCTGCTTCAAACTGTCTAACTAATTCGTAAGCTTTTCCAAGTGCAGCTTCACATAAAGTTTTATCAGCTAACCCTGCCCATTTTTTAATTTCACTGTCTAACCTACTAGTACCTGTAAATCTATTTCTTACTTCTGAATAATCCTGACTAACTAACTCAACTAGTATGTGACTAGCCGTGTTCATTATCAATAATTTCTTGTCTTCTTTATCCATTTTATAACGCTCCGTACTGTTACTATGTTACCGATGTTACCGGCTGTTTCTATTGTATTATATATTTTATTCTTTTTTCTCTTTTTACTTACCGTGTTATACTGTTTTTTCTAAATATCATCCCTAATACATGTTACCGGTAACATCGGTAACATTTTGGAATTTTCAATAACTTGATGCACCACGTGTTACGGTTTTAAAAACCTAAATTTTTATTCATCACGTCAATACTAACACCCTGCACAGCCTTCTGAACTTTCTTTTTTCCTGAAATTCTCATATTTGTTACCGAAAAGCCTTTATGACGCAGTTCTTTAGAAAACCTAGTTTTCTTCATAATTGCCCTGTCATTATTTTCTTCCATGTAATTTACATAACTATTATAAAGGTCTTTATAAGTGATGCGGTCAGCGTCATTACCTGTTTCTGACACTTCATCGTCCCACCAGGCATAGAAACTATTTGAACTTTCCATTAGGTTTTTAACCGCTTCAGTCACACTAGTACTATTAGTAAAGCCCCTTTGCTTTTCTAGTCTTTTCCAGCCTTCTAATGCTCTATTAAATATTCCAGGTAGTTCACTTGACAGGTCATCTTTAATATTAGTGTTTACCTTACTTGGGTTATTTTCTAGGTTTAAATCAAAGGGCACTATTAAAAGCCTTCTTCGCATACCTGTAGACGTGTCACTAATAAAAGGTAGTTCATTATAAGATATAACTATTTTAGCACGTGATAACATTTTGAAAGGTGACTTAAACTTTTTCTGTGCCCTTACATAGTTGTTACCTGTTAGGTTTTTAAAAACCCCAGTTTCTTTAAAACAGCTAGGTGGTTCTTCTTCTGATACATTTATAAGCTTACCATGCATGTCAGCCATAGCAAAAACGTCTTTACTAAGACTGGTCAAAGGCACAGCACTAGTATTTTCTTCACCCATTATAGAAGTTAGAACATCAATAAAAGTAGACTTACCATTTTTACCTGAACCACTTAACACTAAAGCTTTATGGTATCTATATTCACCACCGTAGGCACAAAAACCCATAAACTCATGTAAGATATTAGCCAGGTCTACCCTGTCTATAGTTACGTCTTTTATAAACTGGTCCCATGTAGGGCATACAGCATCAGGGTCATAGCTAAAAGGTAGGCACGTTGTAAAATTATGTTCAGGTGAATGTTCTTCTAACTTACCTGTTTCAATGTCTAGTATTCCATTTTGAAAATTGATTTTACCAGTAGGCTTTTTTTCTAACCACTGTATAGGGGTGTAGTCATTAGCTTCTACACACTTTAAATACTCCATACGTTCAGTTTCTTTTACTGGTTTAGTGAAGTTATCCTGGGCATACTTCTTTACCCTAGCAGGGTGAAAGGGTACATAGTGGGTTTTATCATAAATATAAATATCTGATGTTTCAGGTATGTGTTTATAATGGTGTTCATTTCTAAAGAACTTAACCAGGTCATCGTAGTGCCTTACAAAACTTTTACCGCTAACACTTCTAGTAGTGAAGCCCATGTACTGTGTACCTATAAAGTCATCACCTTTTAACATGATAGGTGAAGTCACTTTATTATAATGTGGGCATTCTTTACAGTTACCCCACACTTCATCAATACCCTGGCATGTCCTGGGACCACTGGCAGTTAAAGCCTGTTCAGTAAATTCTTCTAAGTTCTTACTATTGATACTAGGGCTGCTGAATTTCTCCCATAGGTTTTTAGCTACGGTACCATCATCATCAAAGTGACCAGCTATTGATAGCATAGCGTAGGCATGCGGTTCATGTACTTCATCAGGACATTCAGCCAGCCACTTAAAAAAGTTACATTCACTTACTATGTGTACCCTGTCAGGGTTAGGGAATGCCCCTTTAGCTAGAAATTTATCTGACTTTATTTTATCTACTTTAGGTACTGACCAGGGCTGTTCTACCAGGTTATTTAGAAATAGTTCACAGTGCTTTATCTTTTCGCTGCCGTCATCATTTACTTTTACGTTCTTAGTAAAAGGCACCCTTAGAATACGTGCATAGTCCCAGGCTGTAGAATCACATGGACCCTTTTTAACATCAGTATAGGGTAGGGCATGTTCATCACAGGCTACCTTTATACGTTCTACTAATTGTTTATAGCCTAGCTTTGCATCTTTTATAAATTCAGTATCAGTAAACCTGGGTACCTGAACCAGTATGTGAATACCATTACCTGAAAAGACCACAGCACATTTTTGAAGGTCAAAGCCGCAGGCATCAGCTACCACCTGTAAATAGTCTTCTTTACGGTCAAGGTCTATACCGTCCAGGTCAAAGGGTACAATGTCCTGTGCCTGCCATGACTTAAAAGTACGTTGCCCCTCTAAATGGTGGGCTACTGTGTAAAAGATATTGTTTTGTTCTTTTTCACTTAGAAACTTAGGTAGGTCAGCTTCTACATTATTGAATAGGTCTTTTAAAGATTGATAGTGAAAGCCTTTAATGGCACTGAAGTAGATAACTTCTTTAGTTTCACCTGGTGGTGTCCATTTACGTAACTTACCAATTTGAATAGTCAAGTGTTGCCCCTTATTTATTCTGCTAATATGAGTTTACAAGGTTAGGTTAATTCAATAAGATTGTAAAAATATTTCTGCGGTAAGCCCTTACCGTGGTTATTCTGCTATGTGCCCCTGTGTTTAGCTGTAGCCTTAAAACGCTATTACAATGAACTTCAGGGGCATTTTTTCAATAGCTAGATAATAACTTGACATTTCTATAGGTGACCGTTTAAGGTGTTTT